CCAGTCATAGTACCAATGTGAGAAGACAATGGAGAGCATTTGACATGTCTCCAATGGCATCTTGACCACATGCTTGTCAGGCAATACTTTTGCTGACCTATGAGGATCCCAATTAGTTACAAAAATGTTCATGCGACTAGTTCAATAAATTCACCAAGAACTTTTTTGTTAAGTTTCTTAGTCTTAAGGGACTTAACGAATGCTCTCTTGATTTGTGCTTTGGTTGCTTCATCATCCACATCAAACTCAGCATCTTGAGCAAGTGCAGTAGAAGAGATGGCAAAGTATGCATCATAACCTGAATTGGTAATAGTGCAACTCTTATTCTTTTTCCACTCACTCATTATCTTATCATTATGCCAGTGATAATGTCCAATAAAATATCTTGCATCACGACCCTCAAGAACACGAATACCAATAAAGTTAGTAGAAGGGAACTTATCTTGAAGATGATGTAAAAGAGCATCAGTGAACTGTCTATATCCACCAGGAAGTTTATAAGTCCTACCAAGTTTACGATCTCTTAGGAAAGAACGATCACCATGACAAGGAACACATCCTAGAAACTCATCATCTTCCCAATGACGATCAACCATCTTATTGTAAGGAAGTTGAGAACCTTCACCATCAGTAAGGACAATACACTGAACTTTTTCTGCACCAGTCTTTTCTTGGAATTGTGGAATAAGTTGATGAAGAGTGACTAATGTTTCATTTAATGGAGTACCAGAAAGACACAACTCAACTGGATATTGGTATTGAACACGCCTGCCAAATGCATGAGCAGTTCTCCAGATATTAATCATTTGTTGTTCTAGTGTCTTAGCATTTGAATCACTAGTAAAGAAGTGAAGTAAACTAAAATCACTATCTACATGGAGAAAACCTTCCTTTCTTTCACAATGCTGAAACTTTGGTTTTGTCATTCTATCATACCTATCTTCCATATAATCTCTATCTG